ATGCGCCTCACCAGCACCGGGCTGGGGATTGGGACGAATAATCCGCAAACACGCCTTGAGGCAAACCAAACTGGCGTTGGATCTGTCGTTATTCCCATTGTTGCCGCAAACCAAGACAACTCAGCAACCGGCACTGGTGCGGGCATTGGTTTTGTGGTTGATGGTGTAAATGATGTCATTGGCGCGCAGGTGGCCGCAATCCGCACGGCAGGTGCGTATCACGCCAGTGCGCTGGCTATGTACACCCGCGATGCTGCTGGCGGCGGGTTGCTTGAAAGGGCTCGCCTCGACTCCTCCGGCAACCTCGGCTTGGGGGTGACGCCGAGTGCTTGGGGGAGCTATCGTTCTTTATCGGTAGGGACCGCGGGAACAACTATTTGGCAACTCGGCTCTGATTTTGGCCTATCCTCAAACGCCTACAACAACAGCGGCTGGAAATACAACACCACCGGGGGCGCTGCTCTATACGATTTAGCGGAAAACCAGCATCTATGGTACATCGCCCCCTCATGGGATGGCACCGGAAGCAATGCGATTAGCTTTACGCAGGCGATGACGCTGGATGCGAATGGGAATTTGTTGGTGGGAACCACTAGCGCTGAACTGGGCGCTAGCTTTGGAAATATACAGATTCAAGGTAGCAGTGGCGCAATTGTTCAAGCCCAGACCGGCGCAGGTACGGTCAAGTGTGCGATTTCTACCGACTCTTCAAACGGCTACACAGGAACGCGCACAAACCACCCCCTGCTTTTAATCACCAACAACACCGAACGCGCCCGCATCCCCGCCGCTGGCGGCATGGTAGTTGGCACCGCAGCCCTCGCCACAACCGCAACTGACGGCTTCCTCTACGTTCCCACCTGCGCAGGCACGCCAACAGGCACGCCGACGACGCAGACCGGCACAGCCCCCATCGTGGTCGATACCACGAACAACAAGCTGTATTTCTACTCTGGCGGTCAATGGCGTGACGCTGGGCCGTGAATTTAACCCTGAAAGGATCACACCATGAACATCACCTGGACCATCGAGTGGCTTCGCACCACCCCCACCACCGCAACCCCGCCGGAATACGTCATCGAATGCGGATGGCGCTGCACGGGCACTGACGGGGCCTACACCGGCACGGTGTACTCCACCTGCTCTTTTACCCAAGCCGCTGACCCATTCACGCCCTACGCCGACCTGACGCAGGAGCAGGTGTTGGGCTGGTGCTGGGCCAACGGCGCGAACAAGGACGCCACTGAGGCTGCTGTGGCGCAGCAGATTGAGAACCAGATCAACCCGCCGGTCATCATGCCTGAACTTCCTTGGAAGAGTTAAGGTATTGCCACCGCAACCCATAAGCCTTTGATATGCTTCCCCGGCACGCTTTGGCGATCTGCGAGTTATCTGCTTTGGCTCCTCGCCAAGAAGTAACCCATTCCGCAGCTAAAGTAGTTGTCCCAAAAACCATGCCGTTATCGATACAAACGGCAGCCTTGGCTTGCGCGTGGGAGGCGCGTTTTTCGGGCGTATTAAAACGTAGCAAGGCCTTTTGCCTAGCAACGTCAACGGCTCTTGGGTTAGAAAACTGTTTGATTGTTAAGTCTCTTGCGCGTTGTCTTGCTTCTTGTGTGGAAAACTGGTTGAGTGCCGCAATACGAAGTTTGGCCTTTACTTCAGGGCGACTCATTATTTCTTGGTGGCGGATGGCGTGTTGTTGCTTGTACTCCGCGTTGGAAAATCTGGCTTTTGCTTTTTGGCTGAGGTTTTCTCTCCATTCTGAAGTCCAGCGGCGTTTGTGGTGCTTTTGTTTTGTTTCGTCGGAAGCGGCATATCCAGATGCGCCTTCTCCGCCGTCTGTGCGGTTGCAAAGACCATCTTCTTTGTATCTGAGAATGAGTTCCCGCTCAAGCTCAAAAGCCCACCATTCTTGCATCCCAGACTGGACAATCTCAATTGTGTAGCCATGTTTATTGACAATGTTGTGCCAATGTTGCGAACGGTTCCACTTGGATTTGTGCCGGTATCGAGTGCCTTTTCCAACGTAAAACACTTTTCCAGTAGAGGCGCGGCGGTGAAGATAGACAAAAAAGTCCATACTGGATTATACTTCACTCCTCCGCTGCCGTGGAACACCCCGGCCCCTGCAACCAAGCCTGACATGAACGACATCAAGATCACCCTGACCGACCTGTCCGTCAACGACGTCAACCTGATCATGGCCGGCCTGGGCAAGCTGCCGCTGGAGGCCGTCGTTGAACTGTGGTCGCGTCTGAAACAACAGGGCGAAGCGCAAATCAAAGCGGCACAGGAACCTGTCTCCGCAGGGTTGACGGACTGACATGACGCCCAAACCCGCTCGTGGCTTGGTAGGCTGGGTGCTCCGCCGCACGGGCTTTGCAGGCGTGGCCCTGGCCCCCCTGGGGGTCTACATCTTGACCGAGCACTTGAACAACGAGACGCTCATCCGGCACGAGCGGGTCCACTGGCAGCAATACAAGCGGATGGGTGTGGTCAAGTACTACGCCACCTACCTGTATCAGGTGCTCCGCTACGGGTACAGAAACAGCCCTATGGAGCGCGAAGCGCGAGGTGAACTCTGATGGCTAAGACACCCGTCCGCAAAGCGGAGATGGCGTGCAACGCGCCGCGCGCTACGCCCGGGCACCCGAAGAAGTCGCATGTGGTCAAAGCCTGCGCTGGGGGCAAAGAGAAGGTCATCCGCTTCGGTGAGCAGGGTGCTTCAACGGCGGGCAAGCCGAAAGCTGGCGAGTCAGAAAGAATGACGAAGAAGCGGGCGTCATTCAAGGCACGACACAGTGCGAACATTGCTAAGGGCAAAATGTCCGCAGCCTACTGGGCGGACAAGGTGAAATGGTAGACGGAGCCGGCATGAAAACGGAACTGACAGAGCCAACGAAGAACATCATTGACGCCTTGTCGGTGGTTACCGTCATAGGCACTCTGGCGCAGGTGCTGCCTTCCATCGCCGCCCTGTTCACCATCATCTGGACCGGGCTGCGCATCTGGGAGACGGAGACGGTTCGCAACCTGACCGGGCGCGGCAAGGCCAAGGAGCCCAAGAGTGCCGATTAAGTCTGACGCCCAGCGCCGGTTCATGTATGCTTCTCTTGCGGGCAAGACGGATGTTCCGCCGAGCGTAGCGAAGAAGTTCGTCGGGCCGAAGGCCCACAAAGCTGACGGCGGTGCCGTCAAGGAGTCTGAGATGAAGAAGCCCCTCCCGCCCTTCATGAAGAAGGATGCCAAGAAACCTGCCGAAAAGGCCCACGGCAAGGCCGAAGTCGCCTTCATGAAAGCCAAGGGTGCGCCCAAGGCCATGATCGCCAAGGAAAAGGCCGAGTACGGCCTGAGCAAGGGCGGCAAGCCCAAGAAGATGGCATACGGCGGCAAAGCCTGCTGAGGAGAGAAAAATGGCGACGCAAAATCCCACGAAGGCTCCGGCCCCGGCCCCGGCAATTCCGGCTGCAGTGCGCATGGCGATGGAGTCGGCGGCGAAGCAGAAGGCCAGCGATGCGGCGGAGAAGCACTTCCCCAAGAACATCGATCCGGAAGGCATGCTACCGCCCAAGAAGAAGGCCAAGGGCGGCATGACCAAGAAGTATGCCAAGGGCGGCGTGACCCGGGCGGATGGCTGCGTCAGCAAGGGCCACACCAAGGGAAGGATGGTGTGACATGGCTACGGATCCCCGGTACACCGAACCCGCCAGTCGTGGTGGGCGTCTCCGCCCCCAGACCTTTGGGGATGCGTTCAGGGAGGCTCGCTCGGCAGGTGATGCCACCTTCGAGTTTCAAGGCAAGACCTACACCACCAAGACCGCTGAAGAGCAGGGTCGGGAGATTGGTGCTCGTGCAGCCGCAGGCTCTGGGCGCGGTGCGTCCGCAGGCAGGACAGCCGCTAATCGGGATACGGCCTCAGAATCCAAGAAAGAAACGCCAGCGCGGCCTCGTGCGTCTCTCTCTGATATTCCTGGCCTGCTCATGCGAGGCATGGCTGAAGGGGCAGAACGCGTTCCTGCGGGGCGCGGTCTAGGTGCGGCGTTTGTGGGTGCTGGCTTGCCGCGTGCTGTGGCTGGGGCGAGGGCCGGAGCGAGGGTTGCAGAAGCAGCGGAGAGACCTATCGAGCCCATGATGGCTACGGGACGTGTCCGAGAGACGGGGCGGTTCCGTTCTGGGTCGCCTTCGCTACGGGAGGCGCAGCGCGAAGCCGCTGAAGAGATGGCGCGGGAACCCGCGCTCAAGAAGGGCGGCAAGGTGAAAGCCTACGCCAAGGGCGGCTCTGTGCGCGGTGGTGGGTGCGAGACTCGCACCAAGAAGACGAAGTACGTATGAAGGCTTCACGCGGCATGGGCGCCATCCGCCCGGAGTTGAAGAAGCCCAAGGTCATCCGCCGCAAGGATGGTGACAAGGTGGATCTGTACGCCGAAGGCGGGGAGACGCGCTCGCGTCCCCAGAACCCATCCCTGTGGTCCAAGGTCAAGGCGGAAGCCAAGGCCAAGTTTGATGTGTACCCCAGCGCCTACGCCAACGCCTGGGCAGCGAAGGAGTACAAGTCTCGTGGCGGTTCGTGGGGCGGCGCAGACAACCGGGTGAAGCGTGGCTAAGGCGGGCCTCGGCAAGTGGTTCGGTGAGAAGTGGGTCGATGTGAAGACCGGGAAGGCGTGTGGCCGCTCGGGTGAAGAGAAGTCCTCGCGTGCGTACCCTGCTTGCCGCCCCGCTGCCGCTGCCAAGAAGCTCTCCTCCGCGCAGCGCAAGACGATGGTGGAGCGCAAAACGGGCCCTGCTAGGCAGTCTTGGCCGGTGAGTCCTTCGGGCAAAAGGAAATCAGCGTGACCACATCAGGGACCACCACCTTCAACCTCGACCTCAACGACGCGGTCGAGGAAGCCTTTGAGCGCTGCGGTGCTGAATTGCGCACAGGTTATGACCTACGTACCGCAAGAAGGAGTCTTAACCTCCTCTTTAGCGACTGGGCCAACCGTGGCGTTAACATGTGGACGTTTAACCAAGGCACCATAGCCTTGACCCAAGGCGTCAACACATACACCCTACCGTCTGACACCGTCGATCTCCTTGAGCATGTCATCCGCACGGGTGCGGGCAACGTCTCTACTCAGGTGGATCTGACCATCACGCGGATCAGCATCAGCACCTACTCATCCATCCCGAACAAGCTGCAGCAGGCGCGTCCGATTCAGGTGCTGGTCAACCGGAACTCTAACGCAACGTATCCGGCGGCGAGCAGCTACTCCCCGGGCGCAACGGCAGCGCCCAGCATCACCGTGTGGCCCACGCCTGACCAGACTGGTGTGTATCAGTTCGTCTACTGGTACTTGCGGCGCATCCAAGATGCGGGTGCTGGTGGGGAAGCCACGCAGGACATCCCCTTCCGCTTCATCCCTTGCTTGGTCTCCGGGCTGGCGTACTACCTCGCCATGAAGCTTCCGGGCGGCATGGAGCGTCTCCAGATCCTGAAGGCGCAGTACGACGAAGACTGGGATCGTGCATCGAGCGAAGACCGTGAGAAGGCTGCGGTACGGTTCGTACCTCGGCAGATGTTCATTAGCTGATCATGGCCAACAGGTTTGCAAACGGGGCTAAAAGCTACGGATTTTGTGATCGTTGCGGATTCCGTTTTGACCTCAAGAAGTTGAAAAATGAGGTTGTAAAGACGAAACAGACGCAAATCAAATCATGTCCGCAGTGTTGGAGTGAGGATCACCCTCAACTGCAACTTGGCCTTTACCCCATTTCGGACCCCCAGGCCATCCGTGATCCCCGCCCGGACACAAATACGTGGTATCAGTCCGGTACGAACGGCCTGCAGACAAGCCCGACATCAGGTCTTTTGCCCGCAAACCCTTTCACTGCTGACGGCACAACAACTGTTCTTGTAAATGCCCCTAATCACGGCGCTCTTACAGGGACGTATGTAACGTTTTCTGGCGCAACCGTATTTAGCGGTGTTGTAATTGTCGGCCAATACCAATTAACGGTGGTCAATGCAAACTCGTACGCAATAACGTATGCCACGCCAGTACCGGCGGGTAACGGTGGCGGCTCCGCGGTGACTTTTGCATATCAGCCAGCGGCGGGGGTGTTGCAGCAGGGCTACCCTGGCGAGGGCATGCTGGTCATCCAGTGGGGATGGAACCCTATCGGTGGCGCCAGGGACTTTGACGCTGTGCTCACGCCAAACACCTTGGTCGGTGTGGGTGAAGTTGGTCAGGTGACTATCGGCAATACTGGAACCCCTCAGTTCACGCTTGTCGAAGTTCTGTACACGACGCCGGGAACGTACTCTTGGACTGCGCCAGCAGGAATTACGTCGATATACGTGCTCTGTATTGGCGCAGGCGGGCCGGGGGTTACAGGTGTGCCCATACAGTCTGTGTCATCTTATTTTGGAGGGCCTGGACTCACTACGGGGTTTGTTGCAGGGTCTGGGACAAGAGGGGACACTGTTTCTGCTGGTATTGGCGGTGGTCAATTTGGTAATAACAATAGCACTGCCTTAGGAAACGGCATTTACGGCGGAAACGGCGGAAATGGTGCTAGTAGATCAAATAGTAATACTGTGGGCGGCGGTGGTGGTGCTGGAGGGTATGCAGGTGATGGGGGCGCTGGGGGTAACCAAGACACTTCCTTTACCGCGGGTTCCGGAGGCGGCGGAGCCGGAGGTGCCTATGTCTCAGGCACGAACGCGCTTTCTGGCGGAGGCGTAGGTATTACCGGGCAGGGCAATAGCGGAATTGTTGCAGGTCAGGGCGGTTCTGGCGGTACCGCTGGCACAACGTCTTCTCCAGGGCTCTATGGTGCGGGTGGGCGAGGTCTTTTTTCGGGATCTGCCAACGGGGGCGGCGGTGGCGGCGCGCTTCGATGGACGCCGAATAGGATTGTCAATCCCGGAACTACGTATACGATCCGCGTAGCGGCGGGCGGGGGTTCTGGAGTGGCGCAGAGTGGCTCCGGCGCGGTCAAAATTGCTTACTGGCAGCCCATTCCCTAACACGTTCATCAACGGTATCATTCAGACGGGCGCGGCCCGAAGGAGTTCGACATGAAAGACGCGATGAAAGCCCTCCGGGCGCATGCCAAGAAGCCCGCCAGTGCGGCGCATGGCCCCGGCGCCAAGCTCGCCAAGGGTGGTGTGACCACCCAGGCTGCACAGCAGATGGGTCGCAACATGGCTCGTGTGGCGAACCAAGGCCCGGTTGGGCGCAAGGGGAAGTGACATGATGAAGGCCAAGCCTGTTCCGACTCCGGTCGTGAACGCTGACGCGCCCATGCCGCGCATGGTGGTGGGCAACATCGCCTCCGCTGCGACGCCTCCGGCCAAGACCTCGGGCGTCAAGGTTCGTGGTGGCAAGGCGCAAACCAAGGGCTTCATGGCTCGGGGACCGATGGCGTGAACTACACCGAGCTGAAAACTGCCGTCGAGGACAGCACCGAGAACACGTTCTCCGCGACGGACTTCGCCACGCTCACCAAGCTGGCGGAGCAGAAAATCTACAACACGGTGCAGCTTCCCAACCTGCGGAAGAATGTCACTACGCCGTTGGTCTCCGGCACGCC